TTTTGAGATGGAATACCTATTTCTTCGGACTCTACAAAAAATTTATCTTTTTTTGCCATTGTTCCTCCTATTTTTATTAATACCAGCTCTGTTTAAAGCTATTGCTATCGCTTGTTTACGATTTTTTACCTTTTTATCAGAGCCACCAATCTTTAGAGTTCCTTTTTTGAACTCTTTCATTACCTTTTTAACCTTTTTCTGTTCTTTTTTCACCTATTTTCTCCTTTATACTTTTCAATCTCTATACTTGGTATCATTTTGTCTACATTAGGTATTGATTTACTTAAAATTGTCTTTTCAATTGATGTATCAGCTCTTAAATTTGCTAATTTTTCATTTTGTTCTAACTTATCTTGTTTATCAGACTGATTCATCATCGCTTTCATACGATCTAAGTTTAATCTTTCCTCACCTTCACGTTTTTTACGTGCATCGTCCATAGCTTTTAAGTCTAATTCTCTTTCTCTTAGCTTAGCGATAGGATCGTTTCCTAAACCTGATGTAACTTCTCGTTCTTCTTTTAAGAATTCTTCTAACATTTCAGCAATCAACACAGCTTTTCTAGATTCAATCTTTTGACTGATCTGTTGTGCAGCTTGTGCCATGTTTGGATCTTGTGCCATCATTGCTAATTGTTGTAATTCTTGTGGGAACTCTAATTCAATTTGTTCTTGAGACATTAAAGAAATGTGTTCCATAATATTTTTTTCTAATGCAGCAGTTACCATTGGATTATTTTTTGCCATGTTAGTTGCCATAAAATTTAAATGCGAAGTAATGTGAGCTCTGTGATCTTGACCAGGGAAAGCTTGAAAAGGTTTACCACTCATTGCCATAATATTTTCTAACGCAGGATCCATCGGTTGTGGTGGCTGCGGTTTGACTAATAAGGTGTCAATATCTTTTACTCCTAATGCTTCATACATATTTCTATACGCTTGATACATATTATGCATTTGTGGATTTGATGTTGCCAGCTGCAACTCTGTTTGCGCGAGGGAAATACGCTGAGTTTGTGAAAAGATGTTGGGATCAGCAACTGGCACTATATCTACTCTATCGTCAAAGTCTTGTTGTTTAATCGTTCTTTGACCCCCAACTACGTCATACGGATATTCCGGTGGTAGATATAACTTGAATACTCTTGCTAATAATCTGAATTCTTGTTTAAGAGCAGAGTAAATTCTTTTGTGAATAGCAGACATTGTTCTGCTTCCTCGTTCTAATAATGCAACTGTTGTACCTACAGCAGCTTGTTGGTTACCATCACCAACTTGTAAATCTGCAATCGATGCAAATCTTTGACCTGCATTAACTACGATACCCATCAGGTTTAATAATGTAGCTGATGGTTCTTTGAAAGGCAGCATCATAAATGAGTCTTTTAAATTTCCACCCGGCGCATCTACATCTCTAAACTCACCAGGTTGAATTGATTGCGCGTCATCTCTAATTCTAATGCCACGCATTTTAAATCCTGCGGGTAGGTTGGAGAGCGTACCCGCATCCAATAGTTGACGAAGAGCTGCTGTTGCAGTTCTAGACAGACCGCCAATCATATGGATGAGACCGAAGCCATAGAAACCTAACCCAGGTAAAAATTTAAAGTGGGTAAAATATGGAATCTTAATTTTGTTCGGATCTCCAATTTCATAATTTCTTCTAATAGATAAAACATTTCTTGTAGCTAATTCTATTGTTACGATGTATGGAATTTTTATTCCTGAAGGATCACCTGCTTCGTCTTGATCTTCAAAACCTTCTAGATCTAAATTAACATGACATTCTAATAAAGTATAAACATCATCGTCGTTAGATTTTCTTTGTCCTTCAAGTTCTCTTTCTTTTTTCTCAACATCGTTTTCTTCATAACCAGGTGTACCAAGTTCTATGTCTCTATAGAAACCTGCAACCTGTTGTTTTCGTAAATCGTTTTTAGAAACTTTTAACCGGTGAATGACTGCCTCCGCATCGTCTAATGAGGTAGCCGAATAAGGGACAATCAAATCATCTGCCGGTACAAACTTTGATATTGCTCTTTGTTCAAGCTCATCGTAATAAACTTTTTTAAACGCTGAACCTGCGAGAGGGAGATAAAAGAGCATTGAATCAAAGTCGGGCTCATAGTCAGGCATTCTTTCCATGAGCTCGTAATTCATGTAATCTTTAACACGTTCTGCTTGTTGTGCTTTTTCTTGAGTAGGTGCACCAACGACTTGTGTTCTAACTGGTCCGTTGGCTGGTAATAATTCTTTGTAAGCTAATGCTTGAAACTGTGTAACTGCTTCTGCTAATACTGGGTGCGTTGCACCACTTGCTCCTTGAAATGGTTCTGTTCGCATATCATATTTAAATCCTAAAAGATCTAAACCTTTTGTGTATGATTGTTCCCAATCTTTTCTTGATGCGTTGTACTCGTTGTACTTACCAGTTAAGTCACTTCCTAATTCGTTTAATATTTCGTCTGGTAAAAATTCTGCTAAGTTTGCATAGTGCTCGTCACCACCTTCTGGTGATGCAGCGTTAGGATCAAAATCTATTTCTACTGATCCATCTTCCTGTTCTTCTATCTCAACTGGTCCTGGTGCTTCTTGTTGTGCTTCAACAGAAGTTTCTACTGCTTCTGTAATTTCTTCTTCACCCGGTATTTGAACCGAGCCCCTTGGACCTTGAGTTAGGGACTTGTCTATTTTGTCTGCCATTTTTTATTTTCTCCAACTTGACTGTTCTAACAGTATTATAATCAATATTCAACCCTTGAGGCGTGGGTCCTGACTTAGGAGGCAGGAGCCAGGTCTTAGGATAATTAGAAGACGAGTTTTTTGATTTGCTCATTGTATTTTCCAAACGGTGATTTTTTAGGTTTTTCTAACACAGATAAATCTACGTCTTTTTCTTGCATAAATGCATCTTTAGCTGCACCTATTTCTTCTTTTGAAGCAGGGATATCTATATCATCAACCATAGTTAAATTAGGTAAAACCTCTGTATCAAAATCTCTTTTAGCTATTCTTGCTTTTAATATTTCTGGATCTGTTTGATCTATAGTTTTTTTTAAATCGTCTCTAGCAAATGTAGCTTCATAAGGTAATTCAAACTTTGCATCTTTTCCTGAAAATTTATCTTTTAAATATTTACCTCCTCCATAAATTACACCGGGTATGTTAACTACATCTTCTACAAATTTATTTACAACATATTCTCCTGATTTACCAAGAGATGCTCCTTTGTCTATAGCATCAGAAAAATTATAAGCAGCAAAAACAGGTTCTGCAAATCCTGACACTACACCAGCTCCTTTAACAATTTTGCCAACAGAACTTAAAGCTTTTACAACGGAAGGGGGTAGACTAATTTGTTCTAACTGTGCAGGGAAAGAATACATACCAGCTTTATTTGATTTAAGTTGTGAAACTATTTTAGCAAGTTCTGGATTGTTTTTAGATTGTTTTAAAAGTTCTTTTCTACCTACTGAATTATTAAACAATTCTTCAAAATATTGTTTAAATGCAATTTCTGGTTTATAGTCAACAATAAAATTTTTTGTAGGCTTTACACTTTTGGTTGAAGTATCATACTTGTATAAATCTCCTTCAAATTGTGGATAAGCTTCTTTAGTTATTTTATTTAATTCTTCTATATTTTTTTTAATATCAATTTGATTTTGAATATTTGTTATTATATGTTTTCGTTTACTTGAAAAACCCCTCATGCCAAGTTCATAATTTCTTTGTGCAGTTGTTCCAATCAAATTTTTTAAAGCTCTCACCTTATCCTCTGGATTATTCATCCTTGCAATTTCAGCCATTCCTTCAAGGTGATCTGCATTAAATATTAATTCAGGGCTTATTTTTTTTAATTCTGATGTATCAAATATTTCATTTAACAAAGCAGTTTGCTTGTCCATAAATTTTTTGATTGAAGTCTCACCATCTAAAGCTTCTTTTAATAATTCTTTTGGTAATGATCTTTCAACTTTATCCATTAGCTCTTTATATTGAAGACTAGATACATTTTTTTTCTCAATATATGCTGCATGTTCTTCAGGAACAAATTTTTTTAAAATACCTGCTCTAAATTTACCTGTTCCTATTTCATCTGATTCTAATAAGTATAATATATCAGATGAAACGTTTGGATTTAAAATATCTGCGTACTGTTTTTTTAATGCTGCTCTATCTACGTCTGTCCCTAAACCTCTATACTTTTTATCTATATTATAATAATCTAAATATCTTTTTATATTTTGTACAAGCTCAGGGTTATTTTGTAATTTACCTGCATAAAAACTTTTTTTAAAAAAATTTTTAAAATCTGAAACAGGGTTTTTTCCAGATGGATTTGCTGCTTCTGTTCCATACAATGTAAGTGGATTTTTAGAATATTCTCTTGTTCCTACGTTAGGCATGTTTCGTAAATATAAATTTCTGCCTTTAATATCTGGTATGTCTGCTTCTTTGTACGCGTCTAATAAATCTTTTTCAAACTTATTATAATCTCTAATGTTATATTTATTTATATTTTCATTATAAAAATTTTTTATAAATCTATTGATCGCTTGTGTTTGTTCTGCAATGTTTTTAGGTCTTCCTGTTCCTTTTAATTTTGTTGCTTCTAGTTGTCTTGCATCATAAGCTTTTTGAGCTTGTTCCTTTGTTTTAAAAGGTCCTATATTTATTCTTGGTGATGTTTGGCTTCCTTTTCCTTTGTAATCAGGGTTACGAATTTGAAAATAAAAATCTCCTAACTCAACTCCTTTTAAATCACTCTTCTTTACGTTCTTTACTTGTTTTATTGACGCAAACCCTTCACGTGTTCCAAGATCCTCTCCTTCAATAACTCCTCCACCTATAGCAAACTCTTTTCTAAATCCTATACCAAAACCTTTCTCATCACCTTTTATACCACCACCAATACTTAGTGTCCCACCACCTACATCAAGCTCGCTTCCTATATTTACCTGATCTAAGTCAGGGCCAAGACCTAAATTAACACTGCTTGTTATTGGAAATGTATATTGATCTATTGGTATTACTCTTTTTATAATTTCTCTAGCTGCCTCTTTAGGATCATTAGTTTCGAAGTAACCCTTCTGACGTTTTTTATCTTCACTAGGTCTAGTGAGATAATTCATTAATCCTTT